CATTTTAAGGACGCGCCCGCCATAACCATTTCATTGGCGGCGGCAACGGTTAATTGACCGGCCTTTTTATAACCATCAATAATTTCCTGCTTTCGCCTTTCGGTGTCCTGGTTAATTTGGTCAATCATATTCTGATTTTCCGCACTATCCCCAAGCCCCATGGCCTCTTTAAATTTGTACCATCCCAACTTAATTGCGTTGATGCCCACCATAAACCCGTTGACAAAAAACGTCAAATGTGCCTGCGCGCCTGCAACAAAGGCTTCCCAACTTAATTTTGCGGCGTTTACGGTATGGTCCCACGCTTGGCCCCAACCTTCAATTGAGGAAACAAGCCAAACAATACCGGCAACAAGTGCGCCTATGGCCACAATGATTAATCCTATTGGGTTTGCGCTCATAGCCGCATTTAAAAGCCATTGTGCGCCAGTCCATACAGAAGTAGCTCCAGTAACTATTGAAGTCCACAATGCCTGCATTTTTGTGGTATTGGTAAGAAACGCTATGGCCTTACTTGCTCCAATAAAAAGCGGTATTAAATTGCCAACATCGCGGCTCATATCGCCCAAAACGGAAACATAACCCATCACGCCACCGGTGGCATTGAAAAAGGATATTTTCATATCGTCTATACGCGCCTGTAATCTTGCGGCTTTTTCTTCTGGGGCCTCCATTACTATGGCGGCCTGTTCCATTGCGGTATTGGTGCCTTGGATAGCCTTTGTATATCTTTCCTGTTCGTCAATTCCTTCAATGAGGGCAATGGCGGCATTTTGGTTTTCTTTTCCAAAAAGTTTAGTCATCAAAGCGCTATCCTGTACAATGCCCCTAAGTGGTTTAAGCCTATCGGCAAGGGTTAGCGATTTATCTCCTAATACGTTGATGTCAACGCCAGCAGCTTGTAATTCTTTTTGAACGTCTTTTGGCAGGAATCTACCCTGTGAAAGCGTAGCTAAAGTATTACGAAGTGCCACACCGCCTTCAGAACCTTTTTTACCGGCTTTATCCAAAACTTGAAGCGTGGCAATAGTTTCAGCAAAAGAAACATTGGCAGATTTGGCGGCCATACCCGATTGCTCGAGCGCGGCTTTTTGTTGTGGTAGTTCCGCACTTCCCTCTTTGGCACCGGCAGCCATGATGTTCATCATTTCGGCCATGGTTTTACTGGCCTTAATCGGGTCTTTTGTAGAAACTTGGTATTGGTTCATTGCCGTTGTAAGCACCTCAGTTGCGGCAACGGTATCCCCACCCATTGTTTTGCTGAGGATGCTTACATTTTTGCCCATTGCCTCTAAAGCTTTGGGGTTTTTGGCAATTTCTGGTGTAAGTTGGGAAAGTATCAATTTATAACTTTCCACACTTTTGGCGGCATCGCCACCAAAGGCACGCGCATTGGCACGGGCGTAGCCTTCAATTTCTTTTAAACCTTTTCCGGTAACGTCTGTAATTGCCGAAAGGTCGGCAAGCTGAGTAGATAATTTTAAGCCAGGGGCGGCCATTGCATTTAGGCCATCCGCGGCGTGGCCAATATTGTTAACAAGACTATCAATACGAATGGTATTGAGTTTGCTGTTCATAGAATCGAGAGCGCGGCTAATGGAAGTTCCCATTTTTCGCCCGTCCTCAGACGCTCTATTTAACATCTTATCCAATTTATCAACGCCGGCAGTAACTCTGTCGGCGTTGGTTTGGAATTTAATGTTATAATTTAGCGTATTGTCCATTGTGGGGATGGTGGCTTATTCGCCTCTTTCTAATTTTCTTATGTACTCCAGTTCTTTAATTGTTTGCGCCCATTCTTCAGTTGTGAGGCTGTCGGGGTCAATGTGCAAATAGTATCGTATTTGCATATTGCTAATGCGCAGGAAGTCTTTTGGGTTGGCTTCCGCAGCCTCTAAAGCTTTTCCATCTTGACCTCCTCGCTGTGCATCAATTGTGCAATCTGCCCGGCAAGGCCCATAAATATGGAATCTTTAGATTTTATTTCCTCATCGCCATCAAGCCAGCATTTATTCAACAAGGCCTCATTAAATCTAACTGGGTCTTTAACGGTTGAACAAAAGCTAATTTCTTGGCGGGTCGCATTTCGTGCATAGGCTACAAAGCCTTGCTCGGTTGGGCCAATTCGGAAAACAGCATCATACTGTTCTTTCCATTCGTCAATTTGGGATTGGGGGATTTCTGATCCTTTCATTTTTATACGTTATGTTGAATATTTAATGCGAGACCGGGAAGGGTCACCTCTTGAAATTTATCGCCTTGTTTTAGGGCATTTTCATATTGACTAATTCTAAAGCCAGTGGCGCGTTTTGAAAGAATAGCATCTCCTTTACTTGGATTGCCATAATTTACCAGTACGTCCATCGAAAGACTGAAAATGTCGCCTTTAGCCGCCAAAACTAATTTTTCGGCGTCACCTTGGAGCATTCCAAGTTCTACTTCGTAGGAGCGGTTTCCGCTTTGAATCGCAACAGGCTGATTGCCCTTTCCATAAATGGCCTCGCGTTCAATTTTTTCGGTAAGCTTGAAGCTTCTAATTTTTAGAAGGTCTTCGCCGCCCACAATAACTGTGATATCAGCCCATTCAAATTCTCTTGTATCAAATGCCATTTTTATTAATTATTAAGGTTTACATCATAGCCAAGAGTGATTTCAATCCATCGGGCATAACCTTTTGGTCGCACTTTTAGGCTTATTTCCAAGCGGCTTGTTTGGGCCACGTTTATATCGGTATTGAATCGTGCGCGAACGCCCAAATCATCCTTATTGGTAGAATCTGCACTCAATTCACCTCGTTGGGTCATTTGGTTGTAGATTTCCTGTTCAATATTTCCCTCCACGGTTTTGGCGTAAAATGGCGAAATAGTGCCGTCATTGTTCACATCAAAATCGTTCAGAATTTCACGGCTTGCCACGTTGTGGGCAATACGGTAGGCTTTGTCAATGGTACGTCTGCGGGTGATGTAATGGTAGTCATCATCCAACCCGGTGGCCAATGGGTCATCACTAATGTAATAACCGGCACGGCGCACGTGCGTTCTGAAGGTGATATACCCTTTATCGTGTAGGCTTTCAACGTCCACGGTTTCCACAGGAGCATCAACAATGAATGCGGTGGTTGTGGCCAGTTCGCCAAGCTTTACTTTTCCGGCATTTTCGTGAACTTGAATGTTGGCCAAACGACCAGAAACAATTTGATTTCCGGCACTATTGTTTGTAACATCTCCAGTACGTTTTTGGGAGTCACCAATAAAGATGCCCACACGGTTATCCGTACCCTCAAGCAATGAAGGCAAATCGGCCGCGGTTCCGCTATAAGCGTAACCCTCCAAAAGCACTATTAAAGGCGAAAAAGCGTTATTGGTATAATCTTCACAGAATGTTTGCGCGGCAGCTTTGGCAAGCCAAACATCTTCGTCCAATCCCGTTTCCAAAGTAATTACATACGCTCCGTTTGGGTCAAATGATGTCATCAAAAGGCTAATTTCGCCGTTTGAAGCGTCAAGCAACGTTTTAGCCGGTACAATTCCTGTTCCCGCTGCGGGTGTAAACCATTCGCTTGGAGTCGTGTCTTTTGCAAAACCCATTAACCAAAGCTTTGTTCCTTCGCCAGCCTCGGCGTAGAATTCATTCAGCTTTCTGTAAAGAACGCCGTTATCAACGTCCGGCAAGATGCCAAGTTTCGCAACATCGGCCATACCGCGAACGCTGTACGCCGTATTTAGGGCGAACTTATCGGCAACGGCAACAGCTGAAGCCAAAAGGCCGAAAATGCCATCGGCCGTGGAAACCACGGTTCCGATATTGCCGTTGTCAAATTTTATGTTTATTCCTGGTAACATGCTTACTGGGTTTGTACGTTAGGATTTTCTTCTTCGCTATCTAAAGCGTCTGTGGCCTTAATGGCTGCAATTCTTTCATTTCCGGCTTTAATAACCGATTGGGCAGTTTCGCCCTCAAGCGCCTTTTCAATTTCGGCAATGGAGTCCAATTTCTCGATGGCCTCTTTGCGAAGCTTGGCGGCCGCCATTGGGGTCAATTCTTTTGAATCTACAGTTCCGGAGTCCTCAACTTTAGCCGCTTTTTTCTTTTCCGTTTTGGCCGTGGTTGTAGCCTCGGTTTTTTGGGTTTCGGGATTCTTGGAGCCTTTGGACTTCTTTTTATCTGCAGCGTCATCGACCGCCTTTTTGGCTTCGATTATTTTGTCGGCAATCTCTTGAACCTTTGTTGTTCTGTGGACGGTTTCAACCGTTCTATTCTCAAGTGTACGTGCGTGTGTTTTTGCCGCATCTTCATCGTAGAATTTTACGCCGTCTGAGGTTTTGAAATACTTTTTAAGGTTGGGGTGGGTTTTGAATACTTCGTTCATAATTATCGTTTTAAGAAGAGTTTAAGGCAAATTAGAATAGCACCCGCGGCCAAAGCCACGCCACCTATCCAAGCCAATATTTTAGTAAGAAGCGGCGTATATGGATACGGCTCCGTTTTCAGTTGTTTTTGTAGATCAATTATTTTCTGAAGGTGGGTTATCTCAGTCTCCAGATAACTTATTTTCTGTTTAAATTCGGCGCATTCACATTGCACCTCAATGTTATCGCCGTTTCGTTTAACGGTAGCCGTGGAACGCCCAGAAGATTGCGTGGTTGGCTCTTCAGTAATTTGATTAAGCGGTACCGAAATAAAACTAACGTCACCGGGAATGGTTATAACAGTATCCTTTTTATGATACTTTACCTCAGTCCAAGTGCTGTCTTTCACGGTATGCGTGTTTTCAACAGAGGGGCGCACGGTTCTGCACCCCACCATCGAAAAACCAATCAAAAAAATGAAAAAAACTAACCTTAACATTCAACTATTTTTAGTTCAAATTCGTTCGGCATTAATGCCAATAGATCGGCCAAAGCGTCACGACTTTGCGTTACGTCCTTTAAACCATCTTTATTGATATCTGCAAGCCCTTTTCCAACCAAAACACAGCCAAGAATATCGGTGTAGAAATTACCGGAATGAATAAGGATGTATGTACGCCCTTGTACATCGGTAATGTGGAAATGGTGCTTAAATTTTGCGCTGTAACGCTTAACTACTTTGTAAGTTCCCGGAGGGATGCAGCTAACTTGGAAAGCGTTATTTTTCCAAGGTAGTTCCAACGTGTGGCAGTTGTAAACAGATTTGCCGTTTTCCATCACGAAAAGGCGGCCAAGGGTTTGCTTGGTTCCGCGGTCGTAACGTTCTATTAAAAGCGATTTGTTCATTTTGTTCATTTATCTTTTGCCGTTAAGCTGTTTAAATTTTTGAAGGTCAACCAACAGTTCCTTATTGCTTTCCATCAACTTATTATTGGTATCTACCAACTCTCTGTTGGTCTGCATTAGCTGTAAAACACGCTCTTCAAGTTGCATTAACTCTTTGATGGCGTTTTCAAGCCTTTGGCTCATATCATCCAAAAGGCCTTTGTAATAATCGGCGCTTTTTATTTCGTTGTCCAGATCGGACGATTTCAATTCCCTTTTTTTGGTGGCCTTTCCGCCGTAAAACCAACCTACAGCGGCGCCAACTATAATAAGAGCGGTCTGAACTATGCCGCCCAGTAACGGCTGTATGTAGTCGTTCATAAAGTGTATATCAATGGCCGCCAAGTTGCCAAGGCGGCCTTGAATTTTTAACTATTAGGGGGTAAAAGTCCCAGAGATTACCGCGGCAATCTTTTCAGCGCGGAACGGTACTGCCATAAAGTAATGGCGGTATGCAAGTTCGTTGCTTTGCCCTCTTGGGTTAGAGGCCGCAGGAGCGTAATACTGCTTTGTGATACCAGTCTTTTTTGCTACACCAGTTGTAGTAAAAATTACTGAAGCTTCACGGTCTCCAGCTTCCAATATTGCCCCGTATGCTTTCTTGGCAAGCGCGGATGTGAATATGGGCATATCACCATCATACTGGTAGATTCTGAAGCCTGCAATTTTGGGAGCAGTAGTACCCTCGTTGTAGTTTACCAACTTATCGCCAAAATTCTTACGGTCGAGTAAAAGATCGTTAAAGTGGGTTTCCGTCAAAACAATTCTCTTTTCGCCTTTAAAACCTTTTGTTGCTTCTTTGGCCGCAACCAAGTCTTCATAGGCCATTCTTAACCTTCCGGTAGAATCTTTCAATCCGTCAGGACCACCAGTGGTGACAACTACAGGAGTGGCGGGCGTGTTTGTCAGTGGCGCTAAAGAGTGAATCGCTTTCTGATATTTACCTTCGAGAATTGAAGTTTTATGACCTTTGGTGATAACATCAATTTTATCATAACTCGCGCCCAGTACATCGTCATCATTAATGCTCGTTACTTTGGTTTGGTACTTATCCAAAGTAAACATTAAGGTGTCGTCATCGTACTGTTGTACGGGAATTGGGTAGGTGTTATTGTTTATCAATAACTCTACTTCAAAATCGGTGGCCGCAACGTAGATTACGTTCTTTTCGGTTAAGGTTCCCTCGTTGATTACTTGCACATTTGCGCTAAGTTCTGGGATACCATCCAACCAAGGAGCAAGACTTGCGTCAGTTAGGTTTTGGATGAACCTATCGGCCCATACTTCTGGAAAATTTTGAGGCATTGTTTACTGTTTAGGAGTGAATAATTGTTTGTATGCGTCCGGCTGAGTTTGCTTAAACTGCAACTTCGCTTCATCAGAAAGCTTTTGGAAGTCCTCTTTGGTCTTCACTTCACCGGTAGCGGTTTCGCCGTTCTTTTGAACCAATGCGCCAAGGCTTGCCTTTTTAGGGAAAGCGGCCAACGTTGATTTCAAAAGTTCGGGGTTTGCGATTCCAAGGTTGACAAAGTCGTCCTTTTTATCGGCAGAGATTTGCCCGGCCTTAACGGCTGCGTCAACATCTGCATTGATTGCGGCCAACTTTGCAGTTTCCTCGGCCTCCTCTTTTTGTGCAAGCTTCAACTCGGCAGCCTGCTTTGCGGCAGAAAGCGCGTTTATTTTTGCTTCAAGTTCAGCGGCCTCAACTTCGGTGGTTCCGGCGGCAAAACCAAGTGCCAATAATATGGCGGGTTTTAATGTAATCTTCATATCGTTTTTATTAGTGGATACTTCTTCAAAATCGGTGGGGATGGCCGAAAGGCATAATTTCTGTATTTCGTTTTCCTTCAATAATTCGCCATCAGTATTGTAAAGGCGAATTGCGTTGGCGTTACTTGGAACTGCAACAATGGAAACTTCGTAGAGTTCACATTTTTCAAGAATCAAAGCGCCCTCTACATATTTAAGGTCATCACGGTTAAAAGTGATTCCCATAGAGCAGGACTTTATAAAGCCGTTCTCTACCTTTTTGGCGATTTTAGCCGCGTTTTCATCATCGCCATCAAAGACCGGCACTCCGGTAAGTATTCCGTTGTCAGCTTTAATGTCTTCCCAATTACCCAAAACACTTTGGGTACTATTATAATGGGAATCCAGCATGACCGGGTTTTTTTTGAATCGCTCTAAGCTAATGCCGCTTGTGGGGATGATGAATCCGTAGCTATTCTTTGAGCCGTCATTAAAGACAAATGCTTTATTTTTTTTGATTTTTGGCGGCACTTAATTAATAGATTTTTCTCATTGTCGAGAGTTCAGTTGTGGTACTTAGTGGATGCAAATATGTGTAGGATGTCAATGGCTCGCAAATAGTTGAGAAGTGCCTGCGCAACGTTGCGCAATGCGTTCTCAGGTAATTTTATTGCGCGCGCGAATTAGCCATTTTTGCCTTCAATTAAAATACCATGGGACTTAAAAAAACACAGGCGCAGGAGTTTGCCAAAACCCTCTTTTTAGATACCGACCAAAAACTTACCATTCAAGAAATTGCAGAGCGTGTAGGCGTGAGGCCAAACACGGTTTCCAAATGGATTAAGGACGGCGAGTGGGAAAAACTGCGCAAATCATTGTTGGTTACGCGCCAAGTGATGATAAGCGACCTTTACGACCAGTTGGAATGGTTGAACAACGATATTAAGAGCCGCGATATAAAAGTGGCCACCAGTAAAGAATCCAACACCATTGCCGTTCTAACTACTTCCATTAAACGGCTTGAAACCGAAACTTCCGTTGCTGAAGTTTACGAAGTTGCAACCGGCTTTCTCGACTTCCTAAAGCCACAGGATTTTGAACTCTACAAAAAACTGGTGCCACTTTTTGACGCCTTTATTAATGCTAAATTGAAATAATGGCCACAGCTGAGGACAGAAAGTATTTACAGCTGTGGAAGCAATACCGGGAAAACAGCGCAAAATCAACACCAGTTGATCTAAACGAAACCCCGGTGGCCAAACAAAAGCGTATTGAGGCACTGGAGGCTGACCACGAAGCGTGGTTTAAATATTACTTTCCCAACTTTTATACTTCAGAACCGGCACCCTTTCATAAGAAAGCCACTAAGCGCGTCATGAAAAACGCGGAGTGGTTCGAGGTTCGTTCCTGGTCGCGTGAACTTGCCAAGTCGGCCAGAACGATGATGGAGGTTTTAAAACTTACCCTTACCGGAAAGAAAAAGAACGTCCTATTTGTAAGCGACACCGAAGGCAACGCACAACGCCTCCTTTTACCCTATAAAGCCATTTTAGAGGCGAACAATAGAATAATAAATGACTATGGCGTTCAGCAAAGTTTGGGAAATTGGGAAGCGGGCGAATTTATTACAAAAAAGGGGGTTTCATTTAGAGCCCTGGGCGCGGGTCAATCTCCCCGGGGAACTCGAAATGAAGCCGCCAGACCCGATGTTATTTTAGTAGATGATATTGATACGGACGAACTTTGTCGAAACAAAAACAGAGTGAAGGAACGCGTGAAATGGCTTTTTGAAGCATTGTATGCCACCCGATCTATTTCAGACCCTTTGCTGTGGATTGCCTGCGGAAACATTATTGCAAAGTTTTGCTGTATTACCGAAATGGCCAAACGTGCGGACAAGCACGAGGTTATCAATATCCGCGACAAAGACGAAAAAAGTACGTGGCCGCAAAAGAATACGGAGGCTTTAATAGACCGGACACTTTCCAAACAACCGTGGAGCGCACAGCAAAAGGAATATTATAATAACCCGGTTTCAGAAGGAGACACTTTTAAGACGTTGACTTATGGTAAATGTCCGCAGCTTCGCATGTGTGATCAGGTGGTTGTATATGCCGACCCCTCCACGAGCAACAAAGACCGTGGCGCAAACAAACAGGCGAGTTATAAGGCCGTGGTGATTGTAGGCTCGCAGGGCAGAAAAAGATATTTATATAAAGTATGGCTGGACCAGACAAGCAATGCCAAGTTTGTGGACTGGCTCTATGAAGCGTATTTGTACTTAAAAGACCACAAGGTCGATACCAAGCGCATCCACATTGAAAATAACAGCCTTCAAGACCCATTTTACCAACAAGTGCTTTTGCCGCTTATCTATAAAACTGCTGACGCCTACGGGTTCACAATTCCAATTACAGAGGACAAACGCAAAAAAGCCGATAAGTTCTTTCGTATTGAAGGAACATTGGAACCGCTTAACCGCCTCGGCAATCTAATCTTTAACGAAAAGGAAAAGGAAGACCCGCACATGGTACGTATGCACGACCAAATGATTGGCGTAAGTTCTAACGCCACAGTAATGGATGGACCCGATGCGCTCGAGGGTGCCTGTTGGTTAATCCAAAACCGGGCGGTTCAAAAAAATATGACCTACAGCTTTGGGGCAATTAATTCACGAAAATATTAAACTATGTTTTTAACCGAAAACGATATGCCGTCCACAATGTACGGCTACCAAATAGACCAAATTACAGACGGCAACGATGATATATTGGCCGTTGCAATGGCCGCCGCCGAGGAGGAAGTAAGAAGCTACCTAACAGGCAATAATATGCGAGAGTGGCAGGACGGCCGTTTAAACTATGACGTTGATGCCATCTTTTCGGCAGTTGGTGCCGCCCGGAACTCGCTAATATTAAAACACTGCGTTACCATCGCCAAATGGTGGCTTGTTGACCTTTGTAATGCCGATATTATTGAGGAGCAAGCAAAAGACCGTTACGACCGCTCCGTGTCCTGGTTAAAAATGTTGGCCACAGGAAAAGTAACCCTTGGCACGCTCCCCACACTTGACCAAGAGGCCACGGAAAAACAGCCGTTCAGCTTTGGAAGTCGCAAAAAGTTTAACCACGATATTGAATAAGATGGCAAAGAAGAAAAAACCTATTGAAGTTGGCTTCAAGGCCCAACAAAAAGTAAACCTTGCAAGCGCGGGCGGAAAGCCCAAAAAGGCCAAAGGGAAAAATCCCGGATATCGTGCCATGATTGCACCAAAGGCAATATCACAAACTCGACAAGATATTGCAAGTTGGGAACAGGCCTTGAAAATGACGCGATTGCTCGAAAATCCAAAGTGGTTCAAACTTCAACAATTATTTGATAATATTTTCAAAGATGGCCACTTAAAAAGTCAATATAAAAACAGAGTTCTTCCAGTTCTATCCGAACAAATTGTATTGAAAAAGAAAGATGGAACCGTTGACCTGGAGCAAACTGAAATGATCAACGATTCAATTTGGGCAAAGCAGATAAACAGACACATACTTAATGCAACCCATAGGGGCTATTCAGTATTTGAGTTTGGCTATGATGAAATTGGAAATTTTAAGGTTGAATTAATTCCGCGTGAAAACATCGACCCAATAAACGGGGCATTTTATCCCGATTATACAGACGATAAAAAGATTTTATACCGTGATTCAGCAGAGTATGGAACTTGGTTAATAGAGATAATTGAGGAGGACGAAGATGAGGGGCTATTTAACGCATCGGTTCCACACGTGCTTTTTAAAAGATTTGCACAAAGCTGTTGGAGTGAGCTTTGTGAAATCAATGGCATCCCTCCACGGGTAATGAAAACCAATACACAAGACCCGGTAATGGTTAGGAGAGCCGAAAAAATGATGCGCGATATGGGCGCAGCGGCTTGGTTCATAATTGACGAATCTGAACACTTTGAGTGGGCAAAAGCGGCCGTTCAAAACGGTGAAGTTTATGAAGGCTTGATAAAATTGTGTAAGGATGAAATTTCCTTGTTAATGAATGGAGCCGTAATCGGCCAAGATACAAAACATGGTAATGAGTCTAAAGAAGATAGTTCCAAAGAACTACAGTCAAACCTCACAGACGATGATTTGGATAACCTTGTTAAAACTTGGAATACGAAGATTATACCGGCCTTACAAAGTATTGGAATTCTTAAAGGAGAGATAACATACGGTTATGAACAAAGTGAGGATGTTGGCCAGTTATTTGAATTTACAAAAGGGTTATTGGACTCCGGAAAGGATGTTGATAATGATTGGCTAAATGAAAAATTCGGTGTCAAGGTAATTGGAGATAAAAAACAACCCCAACAAAACCTTTCCTTAGATTTTTTCGACTAAGCCCCGGCATGTATTTCGGGGCATTGCACAACCGCTTAACGCTTCTTTACGATTGCGAATGTGGCGAATGCATCCATCAAGCTGAAGCTTTGGAACTTTCACTTAAAAGTAAATTTAAAGGACTTTTAACCACGGTTGAAAAGGCATTTAAAAAGCTTCATAAAAAGGAAAGTTACAAACCCGAGGACTTAATTGAAATAAAGGAGTACCGGGACGTAATTCGCGCCACCAACGGAATTTTAAGCAATGCTCTGAAAGATAATGACCTTTCAAAAGAAATGCTCGAGGCCTTGCAAAATGATATCTATTATTTTTCACAGCTGAAGACCCACGCACAACTTTTTGAAGCTTCAAGACTGTTACTGGATGACGACAAGAAAATTAAAAGCTTTGCAACCTTCAGCAATGATGTTTCAAAAGTAAAGGCCGACTATAACGAAAACTATCTGGAGGCGGAGTATGATTTTGCGGTGGGTAGCGTGTTGATGGCCGACCGGTGGGATAACTTTAAAGGCGGAGAAAACTTTCTATTGCAGTACAGAACGGCCAAGGATGACCGCGTTCGCGATAGCCACAAGTTACTGGATGATACCACGCTTCCAAAAGAAGATGCTTTTTGGGACAAATACTTTCCACCAAACGGTTGGAGGTGCCGTTGTACCACCGTTGAAGTACTGGCGCGGAAGTATGAACAAAGCGATAGTGAAAAGGCTAATGAAAATGGCGAAAAGGCCACATACAAAGAAGGGAAAAACGGCAAAAACAGTTTGGAAATTTTCCGCTTTAATCCTGGGCGCGAAAAGGTAGTTTTCCCGCCAAAGCATCCTTACAGAAAAGTAGCCGGAGCAAATAAGATTAAAAAATGAAGTTAGAAGATGTAGTTGAAAATATCATTAATGAAACGGCGGTAACACTTACTGAGGAGTTTGACCGCAACTTTGAGCGCAAGGCCTTTTTTGACCAGAAGTGGCCATCAGAAAAGTACGCAAATAGCCGTGGTTCCCAAATGATGCGTTCCGGTAAATTGCGAAAAAGTGTAAACCACCGGGTTAGCGGTGGCCAGATAAGCTGGCGCAGTTCCTTGCCCTATGCCACCATTCACAATGAAGGCGGCGAGATAGAAGTTACTGAGGCAATGAAACGCTTTTTTTGGGCAATGTTTTACAAAGCTTCTGGAGCGGCAACCGGAACCAAACAACGTATGGATAAAATGACGGGGGAAGCTTCAAAATGGAAGGCCATGGCGTTGCTAAAAGTGGGCACCAAAATGACCATTGAGCAAAAACAATTTATTGGTTGGCACCCAGACGTAAACGTGGCCATAAATGAAATAGTTGGTTTTAATATGATTAATTACAACGAGTATCTAAAAAAACAGCTTGAGCAATGAAGGAAATAATTCAGAATATCCAAACCAAATTAGCGGCTGTGCCGGGTTTAAATTATGTGGACGAAGATTGGGGGCAGTTGGATTATTACAGCCCAAACCCACCCGTTAAATGGCCGTGTTCGCTTATAGATATAACTGGCGCAAGCTTTGCCGATAAAGGTTGGAACCGCCAAAACAATACCTACCCACAAACGGGCGAAGCTTTGGTTAGTATTACCGTGGCAAACTTGAAACTCACCAATACCTCCGGGCGCGCTCCTCAAAGCCAAAAGAATGCGGGTTGGTCTATTTGGGATTTGATACAGGAAGTTCACGAGGCAGTGCAGGGGTTTCGGCCAGTACCAAATTGCGGCGCGTTAATTCGGCGTGGATTAAGGAGGACAAAGCGCGATGACGGTGTACAGGAGTACACCATTCTTTACGGTTTTGGAATTACGGATGCTTAATTTCCGTCAGACGGGAAAAGACTTATTTGCGCATCTTCCACGGCCTTAATTTCTTTTAGTTCTTTGGTTACGGGAGTGCCGAGAATAGTTACCAAGGTGCGGCGGCTTATGTGGAACTCTGGCCAGATGTATTTGCGCCAAATAACGGTGTCGGGGATATCCTCGGTTTTCTTCTCAAGATACAAATCCAGTATCTTTTGGTACCGGAGCAGCTTGTTTTTTTGAAGGCCAATATCCTGTTTTCTTTGTTTGGGGCGCACCTGACAAATATATAAAAAAGTGTGCCAGTATGTCAGTTTTCTAAGAAAGTTTTCTTAATAAAAAAAGCCACCTGGTTAAGGGTGGTTAAATTCTGGGGCGAAAATAATTTAAAGTTTTTGGAACAACTCTTTATAATCAGTTGATTTAATTATTTCAATTTCTTCACGTATTGATTTGACGTACGCCTCAGTTTGTTTATCGTATAAATATTCCATTTCTCCCATTTCATTAATTTTAACCAAGGCAGTGGATTTATTATACACATTGTGAATTTCTTCATTAAGCCTTATGATTCGTTTATCTTCAATAAATCTTTCATGTAAACTTTGAAGTTCAATATCTGATATCCTTATTGATTTACTCATTTCGTCCAGTTATAAATTTGCCATGTGCCGTTTGCTTTCATAAAGCGAATATCGGTACCGGTGGTTCTGTCTTTCACTTCCCGGTACTTGAAGCTTTCGTTTACATTGTCCACGGTTGCCGAGGGCAGGAACTCGCGGTTCCACGTTGGGTATAAATCCTCAAAGCTTCCGGCCACTTGATCAAAAACTAAACCCGTGGGTTGATTTTTGAAATAAACCACCAAACAATCACTGCACCCCATTTCGTTTTGATCAACTTGCTCTTTTTGGGTCAAGTCGGTGCGAGTGTAGTAAAACTTTGTTGCCTTTTCCGTGGTTTTAGTTTGCATATATGCAAATTCAGTTTCTGAAGTTCCGGCCAACCTATCAGCAAATGCACGGGCGGCTCCTTCGTCCAGATTGCTCACTTTGGCGTTAATGGCTTGGTAGGTTTCCGGTGTAAGTTTATAACCGTCTTGGGCGAAGGTGAGGGTGGTTATTAAGAGGGCGAGGGTAAATATTAGATTTTTCATTGATTATTTCTTATTAAGCCTTCAAACATTTTTATTAATTGAAGCATATCGCTTTCAGACCCTTGAGGATACTTTAAATATTCGCTTACGGCGGTGTAGGTCTCAGCCTTAGAATAAATTCCGTTTACAGGTGGGGCATTAAAGTCAATATCTTCTATTAATGTAAGTACCTGTATTGATTTCCCCTTTCTCTTTAAATCAGTTTCGGCCTCGGCTAACTCTCGGAGTCTTTTTATTAGAATTTCTATGCTCATATTAATTCCCAATTTTCATTTTTAATTTCAGTGATTTTGTTTTCTAACTTTTGAAGTTCCGATGGCAAAGGTTTTAAAAGTAATAATTCTTTTTTCATTTCGTAATATCCGTTTAATACATATTCTTTGCGCTTTACTTTTGCCGAAGACCTTTGTAAATCTCGTACCCTCAATTTCCACATATTGTGGAATGGCTCTACCGACTCCAAAATTACATTTTTATGAAATTTATCCAAAGTTTTATAAAGTTCGGCCGGGTCATCCATTAATCGTAAAATATATGCGCTTACTGAAGTTCCATTGGTGGTTTTATAACTTTGCTTGGCAGCCATTATTCCAACCTTCAGAAACTCGTCATTTGGAAGGCCTATAATTAATTTTAGGTTTTCTTGCAGAACCGCCATAGGTTTTGAGTAAGTGAAGTATGGGTCTTCCATCTTTTTAATAGATTGAAAGCAGTTGTAATAAGGGTGGGAAACGGCAAAGGTTTTATTTTGAGACTCCTGTTTTATCCTCAATTCATTTATTTCATCGGTTCTATCTGTTATTCTTGCTTCATCTTCTTTTAAAACAATTGGAACTTTTTTTCGCATTCGCTGTCCAATTAAAATGGCAACACAAATTAAAAAAACGACTATACATAACGCTAAAAACATATCGTGTAATTTATCCAAATATAGTCATTTTTAAAAATGTATTAACCCACAATTGGAGCAGTACAATACCCCATCCTTTTCCTTTACAGGCATTTCAATTTCACATTCAAAACAATGGGCGTAAACTTCTAAGGTGCCGTGGTATGGTTCTGTGGTGGCCTTCGCTTTGGTGCGGTTAAAAAACCGCCTCAAAACATAACTCCGCGCAATGCTAATGACGGTAAAGTACAGAGTGATGGTAACATTCTTTCCGGGCGTGGAGTGAATGCCCAGGAGCGGCAGAATAATAAAGATGAAAAGAAGCGAAATGCCAAAGCCAACGGCGGTATTTGTGCAGGCTTCTATAAAGGATTGTTTTTTTGTTTGGCTCATTATTTATATTTGTGTTTAAAACTATTGTTATGAAATTTATTGATCTTGAAGACGGCCACCCAAATCACCCGGGCATTTATACGGTAAAAATTAAGGAAAGCACAGGCGGCGTTCGTGAGTGCAAGGCCAGCTGGAGTGCGCGCGGCTTTTTGCCCATTGCGGATGCCCTGGGGCCCGAGGAGTATATTTTTGCCTGGGCGGAACTCCACTAAAGGTTTTTCTTTTTAAAGTCTCTTTTTAGCTTCTTTAAAGTTTGTGGCCAGTCGCCTTCGTCATAATCGCGCGGCTCAAAGGTGCCGTCAAATTTTGAGTGGCGTATAAAGATGACCACGCCCACAAAAAGGCCGAGAACGACTATGGCGCAGAAAACGGCCAGTACCAAGATTAAGGGGTGTATTTCTATGGCTTGCATTGCAGTATCTTTTTAAAGTCGGTTTTATTAGTTGGGTCTATTTCCTTTAGGCAGTCTTGCCAAAAGTCAAGGATTTCCAATTGCGAAAATTCCATTTCCAAGAGCGTGGCGTTTACGGCCATTGCGCGCTCCTTTGTTTCCCGAAGGGTCGGTGTCTTGCTGGCCATAGTTATTCCCTTGTTATGCCGGACATCCCGGCGTGAAATTTTACACTTAGCATTCCCTTTTCCATTTGTTGTGGACTGGAGTAGGTTTCAGAGGTTCCTATTACCTCGTGGTTTTTTGCGCGGAGTACAAAATAGGGTTGGCCATTTTCGGCTTTCCGTATTTGAAAGTTATTCCGGTCTCCCGCATTGGCGCGCACGGCATCAATGCCAGTTTGGAGCGCTTGCTTGGTCGGGTACAGTTCTGAGGTAAGGATTACCTTGTTGTTTTTGGAGCGCAGCACAAAGTAGTGTTGGCCGTCTGTGGATTTTTTGATTTTGAAATAGTTCATAATTTGGTTATTTAATAGTTAATCGTTTACGTTTTAAAAGCCGCACTTGCTGTTTAAGCCTCGGGTCTTTTTCCCAACTGGTGATGGTGTCCTCAAGCATTTGCCTGTCCATATCTTTAGTTATTTCGTCTATGTAGGCAATGGTTTTTCCGGAGCGGCGACCAGTTTCTAATTTTTGATAGGTTTTCTTCACATCTTCCATCGTTACAGGGGTTGTGGTCTTGGCCACCTTTTCTGACCGAATGGCCTTTTCGCGCTCAATGGCCTTCAGCTCCAAATACTTTGGGAACCATTGGCCATACACAAGGTTGCTGTCTATTCCCTTTTTTGCGGTTCCGAAGCTGCCGGAACGTGCCATTTTGAAAAACAGCACCATATCATCCAGCGTTTCGTACTCAAATTTTTCGAGGGTGTCAACCGTGAAGACTTCTATCTGCGCGGGTTCTAACTTTGTGCTGAAGGTGAAGGAGTTTAAAAACCGTTTGCAAAGCACGTGCGCCACGCTGTAGGCTACTTCGTCATTACCGCGAAAGGCGCTGCGGATGGTAGGCGTATTGATTGCCGTTTGCAGGCTTACCTCGCGCTCTAAGGTGATAAGGGAAACATCGCCGGTGGCAATGGCCTTACTTAAACTTAAAGTTTCTTGCGCTGTCGCTCTGCATAGCGCTGTTGAAGGCTTGTGCGGGGTCGTTATTGCGGGTTTTAAGTTCATTTAAAATCTTGTTTAAATTGGAGTTAATGTATTTTAGGTCTGTATTTTTCTGGTGGAACTCGCCCAGGCTTTTCCAGTTGTGGAGCAAGGCAAGCCAAAGGTTGAGTGCTGCGCTTTCGGTGCCTTCAATTTGGGTTAGGTAGGTTATGATCTGCTTTAGGTGGTTGGCGTCCATTCCTGTAAACTTTGGGGGGAAGCCGGCAAAGGCTTCATAAAATGAAAACCAAGCATCGTTGAACTTGCTGAACTGGCTTTTTTCCTTTACCAACGGTTTTAAAGTAACATCCGGGAAGCCTGTGTAATGTTCTTGAAGCTTGGCTTCTTGAAGGGGGATAAGCTTCCCGAGATGTTTGACGTGTGCATCTGTCATTTTCCCCTTTACTCGCTCGATACGAAAGAAGGTACCGCCGCGGTAGGAAAGCTTCAGGGTCACGTCTGTTTTGTGAAGGATGATATGGTAATGGGTGGTTTTTAGGGTCATTGTTAGTCTATTTCCTCTGTTACCAAATAAGCGTGGATGATTATACACTCACTGACTTGCACGGCAAAGCCACGAGTAATATCGTATTCCTTAAAATCGGGCAGAAATGCCTTGCCACCACTTTTTATATAGTCTTGACAAGTAGCCATAAAACGTTTGTTTATTTCCTTATTGGCCGTTTGGCGGCTGGGAAATAGTGTTCCATCCAAGCTGAGAATGGCGTCTTGTATTTCCGCCGCTAATTTGTTCTTTGGCGCATAGGTCTGGGCAATGTGGATGAAGTGTCTTTTTTCCATAACCTTATTTTTCAGTATTTTCAAAGGCTGAAAAGGCGGCGTCAACCAGTTCGCCGAAAGTGGTGGCATTGTCGATGGCTTGCTCATCCACATCCACTTCAAATTTTTTGTCTATTTCACAGGATATTTCCACTTTATCCAGTGAGTCAATGCCAAGGTCATCTTGAAGTTTTGAGTCATTCGTAACAATGTGGGCGTCAACGCCATATTCATCGACTATATGGCGGTAAATAAATTGTTCTAAATCTTGTTTTGTTGTTTTCATTTTGTTGGGTTTTGGTTTAATTGTATTCGATTAGGTCAATTACTTTGGTTTCTATACGCTGTACGCAGCGTAATTTTCTTTCAAGTTCGTGCGGCCGCAATGAAGCATTAAAGCGGGCTATTGTTTTTTTTGCGACTTCTACGGCCTCTTTATCAGTTGTGGGTGAAGGAACATCGCCATCTCTATCGGTGTAGCCAGTGATCTTTTCGTTCCATTCATCGTGTCTGTTTGACACGGTCATTTCGAAGTGTATTTCTGTGTTTTCCATTGTTTTTAATTATTATCTACAATCCATTTCGGGTTCGGTTAATTGGGTTTTGCACTTTGGGCAAAAGAGGGCGGTTTCCTCACAGTTTATGGCACCGCCCGTGGTCTTTAGTATTGGTTCCACAATGACTTCACATTGGGTACATTCCATCTTCATCGTTTCCATGGTCTTCGGGTTTAAAGATGTAGGCCAGTAAAATGGCCGCGCCAACCATTATTAAAAATTCGCCCATTAGCTATTTGCCTTTAGCACCATATTTTCAAGTGCGGTTATTACGCGGCTCAATTCTCCTTTTTCCATTTCCAATAAAGGCTTTTGCACGGGGCTGTTGCCGTTTTTGTGCTTTCCCCTAAGCCATTTATCCAGTTGGCCCAAATCGGCCACCTCGCGGCCTGTTTTGGGATGCTCACGGCTCCAACCGTACTGAATGCACAGTGACATTATGTACATGTGCCTGTTAATCTTTGGGTCGAAATATGACCACAGCTTGCGGCGGTCTGTTTTAGGTTTATTAGCTATTTCGCTCATAAATTGTATTTATTAGGTTTTAAGCTGATATTCGGCAAACTGAACGCCAAGCTTGGCGTGGTTCTCTACGGTATCGCGAAAGGCGTCAAACGCTTTGGCTTCCGTTACGGTGAGTTCCTCCCCGGGTTCTACTTTCCAAGTGCCGTCCATATCCTTGCGAACGATTTTACCGTTCACAAGGATTTGGTTATGGTCTTGGTCATTAAGGCATCTAATGTGTGTGGCCATTACAGAAAGTTTATATCGGTTCCTTCGGGAAAATCCACACTGCTAATGCTAAGCGGTAGGCTCTGCATCTTGCCAGTTCCATCTACATACTTGGCTTCTACGAAATAGCACGTTTTTACAGGCTTGTAGGCCTCCATAATGATGCGGACGCCATCAGTCAACAATGGGTTGTTTATTTTTTCGGCCCATTGGTTCAGTTCCAGTACCCGGCTACTTTTTAAGTTGCCGTTTTTGTCCTTTTTCAGCAAGATGTTGATGCCGTCTACCATTTCCTGCGTTTCCTTATCGGTGCCGCGTCCTTGCAGGAACTGTTTTACCTTTTCCATTCCCGCGGCAAGCGTGTCATCCCAACCGTCAACTACTCGGTAGCCTATGGTTATGGATTGAGTGGAATCTTCATTGCTAAAGGTGTGGCTCTGTTGGCCTTCTTTTACATCGTATGCCTCCAGCTTCATTTTAATAAGGTCGCGCGCGGCCTCAAAAATGCGCTGTTTGGTTATTGCCAACATATCGCTTTGCTTTTCGAGGATGCTGAAAAGACCGGGGACGGTTTCTTTTGCGAGTTCCTTATAGGCTTGGCGGGTTTCGGCCTGCTTCTTTTTGGCCGCCGATTGTTCGGCTTGAATTTCGGCGGCCAGTTGTGCCTTTTGCTCAGGCGTCAATTTGTCTAAGGTGATTGTGTTTTCCATTTTTATTCTACTTTTTTTAGGTTTGAATTATTCTCTTTTTCGGGTTCTGAGGGGTTGGTGAAGTACACCGCGGCCTCCATAATTACCTTGGCCACTTCAGGCATTTTCTGCATAGCGGAGCATACTCCGTTTGCCAGTTGGGTAGCATTTCCCCAAACTTCAGCGTTGGCCTTGGTGCCGATGATTTCAAGTTTGAAGTGAAGTTTTTCGGGGGTTTCGCCAATAATCTCTTGGGCCCGGTCGCAGAGTTCAGCACATTCGTCACTTAACTTTTCGTCTTTAATTTCGCGCCAGTTGACGTCCTTAATTCGGGTTAGGGCTTTCTTGATGCGTTCTACATCTTTTGCTATTACGGCCGCGCGTAGGCGGGTAACAACTTCATTGGCATTTCTTAGTGATTGTTTCATTCTTCTTCGTCCGTTTGGGTTAATAAATTTTTCATTGTTTTAAAGAACTTTTCAGCCTTTTCTTGGTCATACTCTTCGAAGGCCTTTTCAAAATGACTTTCATTTTTGAATCCTTCCAATTTTATTGCGGCTTGTAGACCGTCTATCGAGGTTTCTACTTTTAGAAAATCCTCTTCTGATTCGGAATCAAAATCTTTTTTAAGTAGCACTTGGTGTGCCTCTACATCAAATAGTTTTGCGAATTTGCTCATAGTTTAATTTTAGGTTTGATTAATTGTTTTTTAAGGTTTTCCCGCTTCTGATGCTTTAGGCAATAGTCCGGGTGGTTCTGGTTGTGCTTCAACCAGAAATCGAGGTCGGCAATTTGATTGCTAATTTGTGTCGTGCTCATTTTTTTAAGGCTGTTTTTAAAAGGGGTTTAGAGAATTTGCTGAATATCTCGATAGTCCATTCAGCATACATGCGCTTTGCATGATTTTGGTCAGTAAAAGGCTGTGTTTCGTTCAGAAACTGCGCCTCAAGCTTTTGAAGTTCGCGTTGCCACCAGTTGAAAAGCGGAACGCAGGTTAATACTTTTTGAAGGGTCTTTTGGTTTTGGCTTTTGGAACCACACCAGTTAAGCCAAATTTGCATTACCATCATTTCGTAGTCGTCCTCGGACATTAATAAGTGTTGATAGATTGTTGTTTCCATAGTTGATTAATTTGAAGATGCGCCGGCACCTTGTAGTTTTTCGTATCCTTCGTTCCAGATTATGAAAAGGCCACCGTTAGGCCCTATGGTTCGCCCCTTGCAATAGGCGGCGTATCCTTCAATGTAAATTTTCATTTTGGCGTCATACATTACCGATTTTTCAAATTCGCTTCGGGGGTCTTTGCCCTGGGCGTGTCCGGTAAGAATGAAAAGCTTGTCTTTATAGCGGTTTTTCAAATTCAAATAATCCTCAAACCGTTTGGTTAAGTAGGTAATTGAATCAATCACCACTCGTTTTGGGCTTCCTTTTTTATCCAAATATTTGATCAACTGCTCATAGTTATAGCTTGCTGTATAGAAGTTGTCCTCCACTTCATTCATTCCGCACAGTTCCGTACGCTCTATGTAATCGCTATCGCTTGCCTCCTCCTCCAATAGGTTGTAAAGCGTTTTTTCTTCTTTTGCCATCTCCTTTGCCAGTTTCATTGTAAATACACTTTTGCCGCCACCGGAACCGCCCCATATAAACCACACGCCACGGTCTTGCGGCTGTTTGAAAGCTTGGTACCATTCGCCTTCAAAATGGATGCGGTGTATGGTTTGGTTCTGTACATTAGCGACTGTTAATACTTTTTTGAGTTTAATAGGCTTGGCTGGGGATTCCGGCATTTATGGTTTGCTACTTTAGGTTCAACACTTTTTTAATGAATGGTACCGTAATTTCCTCTTCGGTTCTTTCGGCCTCTCGGCGAACTGGAACCAACACGTCATGAAGTTCGCCGTAGTTGTCACAAATAACCCGCAGATACTGTACTACCTCTTTTGAAAGGCCTTCAATGAAAAGGTTATATGCACGGTCAATGGGCGGCAGTTGGCGAATACCGAATTTTACACGGCGGTAGAATTGTGGCATTCCGGGTTTGTTCTTTTTTCGCAGTTGATCAATGTTATCAATAAGCTGTTGGGTACCTACAAGCACAAGGCTTGCGTGGTCGTTTACGTGGTCGTAAATTTCCTTAATGGCCGAAAGTGCGGGTTGCTTCATATACTCGGCCTCGTCTAAAATTAGCTGCGGGTTGTGGCCATTATCGCGCAAGTTTTGAAGCCTCCAGTAAATATTGCGAAGCTTACGGCTTCGGGTTTTGCCCGTGGTTATGTGCAGCACTTCACAAATGCGGTCTATTAGGTCAGTAATATTGTCATTGGAGCCAACGGTAACTATTAGGGTATCCATTGGGTTTTTGCGTTGGAAAAGGCGCAGTGCGTGGGTTTTTCCGGCCCCGGTTTCACCAACGATAACGGCGGTGGTTCCGTGTTGCTTGGCATCTTCCAAGGTGGCAAGAATTGCCGTAAGTTGCGGGGTTGCTTTTATATCCCAATAGGACTTGGTAAGTTCAAAGCCAATGAAATTTGCTATTTTAAAGAAGTATTTATCGGCAATTAAAGTGGGCCTGTCGCCACCAGTGGGAATTGTGAAGTCTGAACCATCGCGGAAAAGGTGTGTAAGGTACTCCGCCCGGATGTCTACCTTATTGGCAAAGTCCTTTTGACGCATATCGTGCTTTGCGATGTACTCTTTTGCGGCGGTAACGATTTGTTGTTTTGTTGAATTTTTCATTTTTTGATTATTTGGGTTAATAAATCACTATTATATTTTCGTCTGTGTCAAAATAGGCGCTTTCAATACCTTGTGTTATACCGCCATATAGGCCAATCCTTACTTCCTTATCCCCATTGCGCTTAACCTGTGTTTCAAGTATTTTCATTAATTCTTTCGTTTTCATAATAATCAGTCTAAATATTGGTTAACATCTACTTTCTGGGCGTAATACTCCTCCTGTTGTTGTAGGAAGGTTTTAGCCTGTTTTTTGGTTTCTTTGGCCTCAATCTTTAGGGCCTGTTTGTTGGCGGCGATGCGCTCGGCGCTTTTGTGGTTTTTGTGTTGGCCGAGGGAGTCGGTTAATAAGTGTTTTGCAAGGGTGTCGTTTAGTTCCGGTTGGTTAAGGAAGGGTTCTAACAGGCGTGAGTTTGTGGCTCGTGTCTCGATAATC